TGTCGGCCTCATTCGACGGAATCACCTGGGACGGCAAGCTGATCTGGGAGCACAAGCTCGCAAACAAAAAGCTGATCGCGTCACTCGATGACGGCATGGTTCCAGCTACTCACTACTGGCAACTGGAGCACCAGCTCCTGGTCTCCGGCGCTGAGAAAGCCATCATGTGCTGCTCTGACGGCACTGCCGACAATATGCACATGGCTTGGTACACATCGAAGCCAGAGCGCAGAGCCAAGCTAATCGACGCCTGGATGCAGTTCTCTAAGGATGTCGAGAATTACCTACCCCCAGTGGACGCCAGCGAGCTCGAGGACTTCTTAGCCCTAGAGAATCGCCGGAGCCTGATCGCAGACCAGATCGCTGACCTACAGAAACAGGACGATGCCATCAAGGCAGAGATGCGCTCTTGGCATGAAGCCAACGCCCATGCGAGGCAAAGCGTTCAAGGCCGGGAGTGGCAGATCATCCCGATCAAAGGCCGCAGCAAAATCTGTTGGGAAAAAGCATTTAAAACCGAAGCCCCTCACATCGATCTCGAGAAGTACCGGGTTCATGGCGAGGACAGCGTTCAAATCAGGAGAATGAAATGACAGTTAATACCGCGATTCTTATTGGCAACCTGGGCAAGAATCCAGAGATCAAAGTCCTTCCTTCTGGCAGTCGAGTTTGCAACGCAAGCATTGCCACAACTGAAAACTGGAAAAACAAAGACGGATCCAAGGGGGAGGAGACAACCTGGCATGACCTAGAGATTTGGGACAAGCAGGCAGACACCTTCCATAAGTATCTGAAAAAAGGCTCAAAGGTATATGTGGAGGGCTTAATCAAGAAAAACAAAAACGAAGAGAATGGCGTTTGGTACACGAAGGTCAAGGTGAAAAACTTTCAGTTTCTTGACAGCAAGGGCTCCAGCTCTGGTTATCAAGCGCCCACCGAGGAGCCCGTTTTCGCAGAAGATGACATCCCGTTCTAGGAGGCAGTCATGGAAGATTTAGGCGCTTTGAGTATTGCCAAGAGGTTAGAGAAAGATAACGCCCGGTCGCATCGAGCAATCGAGAAAGCACGGCGAGAGGTGGATGGTGATGTGGATATGGTCAATAACCCGCCGCACTACCAGATAGCCGGCACAGAGGTGATTCATATCCTTGAGGAGATGGGCCCGCACTACGATGGCAACGAGGGATTTCATATCCTCACGGCCGCGCAGTACATTTTGAGGGCTCACCGAAAGAACGGATGGGAAGATATCGAGAAGGCCGGCTGGCATCTATCTCGCGCCATCCACCAGCGCTTCGATGATTAAGACCAGGGCGGACGTAATCCGCTGGGCTCATGTCCTCATCGAGCACCACATGGTTCATGCGGCAGAGGATGAGTCTGCCCCTGACCACATCAAAGTCGATCCCGTCGAGCTGATTCAAGCAGCCATCGCCCTCGAGACTGAGGGCTTTGGTCTGCCTGCAACATTCCCAAAACCGGATGAGTGACAACATGAAAACAAAGCCTTGCCCTAACTGCGGCAAGGTAGCGGTAGAGGTCATCTCATACGCCAGAAGCGATATGCCCCAGGGCGTCAGGATCGGCTGGTACTGCAACTTTTGCCGCAACTGGGATTCAGCGATCGGAAGAGAGAGGAAGGTGAAATGGCTGTAATACCAAAGTGGCGAACAAAATATGACCAGCCGGATGAAATGGATGAGCTCAAAATAACAATAGCCGGCGAGGAGCATTTATTCACTTGCATCGAGCTTCTGCGTTATTGCGATGACTCCGGGGAAGGCACCCTCGCCTTATCTACAAGGTTTCTAGATCAATCAAATCTATTCAAGGCTGACGTCCTTCGGGACTGGATCGCAGAGCTTACCTATGAGTACAACCAGATATTGAGGGAGGGGTTGTAAGTGGCTAACTTGATTGCACTAGATAAGTGGTGTGAAGATACTGGCATCCCGCGCACTACATTCAAAAATTGGAAGCAGAAATTAGAACGCGGAAAGCACTATTTTACGATGGGTCGCGTTACGACCGTTGACCCGCAGGAGCTGGACAAATGGCTAAGGGAATTAGGTGGACGCATGGATCATGGTACGCCCAGGTCACTATCCACGGGCAACGCCACTACAAGAGCTTCCACTTCGCCAATAGTGACGCTGGTTTAAGGAAGGCCATTGCCGCTCGAGAGAGCTGGATCGAGAAGCTATCCCATGGCGAACAGCGTTACGACTCCGCTGTACCTTTCGGCAACATTGCCCAGTCCTACCTAGACCAGTCCGATCTCAAGCCGTCTACCCGGCAAACGTATAAGCAGCTCCTCAACCAATACTGGATGGAGGGGCTTGCGAATAAACCGATCTATACAATCCGGCCATCTCACATCCGAGAGATCCTGGCCGGGCGAGACGTCAGCCAGAAAACTAAACGCAATGCGCTGATTCCACTGCGGGGAGTGTTTGACCTGGCGATCGAGGAAGAGCTGATCGCATCCAACCCGGTAGACGCAATCCGACTGAAGAAGCACCAGAAGCCACCAATCATTCGGTTCACCCCGAAGGAGAAGGAATCTCTCCTGGCGAAACTCGATGGGGACAACCTGTTCTTTTACACGATCGCCTTCGAAACTGGGATGAGAACTGGGGAGATCCTGGGACTGAAGTGGGAGGACATCACCAAGGATACGATCACGTTGACCCGGGCGATGGTGCGGAGGCGCATCTCTGATCTCAAGACGTCCAAGGTGCGCTCAGTCTACATATCGCCCAGGCTATCCAAGATCCTACAGAACCACCCCAGGAGATTTGCCGGGGGCTTCGTGTTCCGCAATCAATTCGATAACCCGTGTCTCGATGCTGACAATTTCAATAACGCCTGGAAGAAAGCACTCAAGCAATGTCGCATGACTTATCGCCGGGCCTACATCTGCCGGCACACCAGGGCATCCGAAATGCTCATGGCCGGGGTCGAGCCCGCATTTGCGGCCAAGCAGCTTGGTCACACCACTGAGATGTTTTTAAACACCTATGCCGACTGGATCTCAGGCGTTAAGGATCGAGATCAGGTCAATCTGCTCAACAATATTTAGGCCGTGACCAAAATTTACAGCTCCAAAAAACGCCGCAACCTATTGTTTTATATTGGTTTATTGCGTTTTCTTGCCTAAATTTTTAACACTAATAGACCCCCCTATCCCCCTCTAGTGAATTGTGCTCCGTCATGCTTCGTAGTGCTCCGTAGTGCTCCGTAGTGCTCCGTAGTGCTCCGTCATGCTTCTTCTTCATTGCGCTACCGAACTGGAACGTATGGGAACCCGTGACACTTTCTGGGTGACGGTATTTTGGTCGCCCATGTATTGGACAACCAACCTGGGGTCTGCCGGCAGATTACAGGTAAAATTGGTGTAAAAGGCGTACAAAAGGCGTACTAATCAAGAGCGCCTATCGTAAGTTACTGATACTTAAAGAGAAAAATGGCGGAGCGGACGGGACTCGAACTTGTACACCTAAGTTTTGTCAAGTCTCGTCAAGCCCGTAAATGCTGGGCTCGGGCCGGTTTATAGACTTCGTGAATCCTGGTGAAACTGAAAAAGGCGTACAAAAAAGGCGTACAGTTTTGGTCGCCCAACCATTGAACGGCCAATTATTTTGGTCGCCCAACTATTGAACGACCACTTCCAGGTTTATACCCCCCCTGCAAAACTTGCCAAACCCACCAAACTAATATGCCGGCAGCACTTTTGAGTAGTTTAGTAAGTAAAAAAATAGCTTAGGTATTGAGTTTGGCAGGTTTGGACAGTTTGGCACCTTCTTTATGGTGGCCCTGCACTCGCGACAGAGAGCGTCTTTGATGGGTATGCCTGCCTTGTTACATCGATAGCAGTGCAGCATTAGAGGATCGCCAGCTGGTAGCCGATCACCGCGAACGTGACCAGGCCAACAAACACCAGTCCGTAGGTATTGAGGGGACGCCATACTCTCTTGCTCATATGGGTCACCAGAGAATGAGTAGGCCAAACAACATTAGGTTCAGCGTCACGCCGGCAACAAAAAATAACCCGGCCTCTGCCTCAGTCGCGTGGAGCGCATTTGACTTGCACTTTTTGCCGATCGATCTAATGAAATTCATATTGATTTACCTATGAGTTGGTTAATAACTTCAGAGGGACGTTCGTTCTGTCCAGGTCGCGTAGGTCGAAAACAAAGCTATCCTCGGCATTGCCATCTTCGTCATCCACGCGATTTTTATAGAAATGCCTTTTTGCCCTGCTCCAGCCGATCAGATAACGGGCTCGATCGAGCGTGATGGTGTACACGGCATTGAGCCACCGGACATCCAGAACAATGATGATGTTGGGATATTCTCTGGCGTACTTAACAAAGTCTTTGGTGTTGATGCTGACCGCCCACTTAGATGGGATCCCAAACATCCTTTGGCTGTTATCCCACTGCCGATCCATCGTTTTTAGATCGATCGGGACACAGGCGAACATATCGTGGGCATAGGGGTTGTGGGCCTTCTCCGGGTTCATCGCGAACCGCCAGCCCTTCACGGCGTTCTTCTGGGTAAATGGATGCTCCTGCGCGCCACCCCACTCCACATACGCCTTCTTGTCCTGGGGGTTTTTAGGCTTTGGCAGCTTTTTGCTCATGGATCGCTTGCGATTACGGCTACTGCTCGAATTGTTCCGCAAGAATCTCAGAGGCTATTCCGTACCTCTCTGCTACCTGTTGCGCCTTCTCCGGCCCAAGAACCCTAAAGGCAGACATATAGTCTTTCTTCAAAGAGATTGCGCTTAACAGCATAGGCGGCACTTGGCCTTGCATTAGGTAACCCAAGTCCCGCCGTCCGAAACCATTCGCCCTCAAAGTTTCTTGAATATTAAGATCGGTCATTCCGGCTGCTCGAGAGGCAGATATCAGCCTCAAGGCTTCGTCGAATCCGCGCTGACGCATCGCCAGAGAGCGCTCTACGGCCTCCTGCACACCTTCATCTCCAAACTGGTTGGGATCCCTCAATACTTTCTTGAGTTGCGAGGTGGCCTCGTTGCGGCCCTCTAGGATCTCGTATGAGCGGAATTTCAGTGCAGTCCTGGGATCGAATGTGGTCGTGCGGAACCCAAAGAAAGCAGCCGCCTCATCCTCGAGGGTGTAGACCTTTCCGTACGCGGTGATCGGCTCCTCTACAGCTTTGTATACTCTCCTGGCATTGCCGATAATCCCGGGCTCCACAGCCTTAGAAACATGGCCCGCCATATCCAAAGCTCGCTGTGCGGGAGAGTCATTTGTGTTGTAGATTGGCCCGCCGGTCTGCTTCTTATTTTCATACACTTCAATCAACGCACCAGCCAAAATGTCAGTGCCGAAGAACGGGCGAATCATATCCTTGGCCGCTGAAAGAAACTCCTCTTCCCAAGGCTGATCCCGCAGAACTGCATTGATCGGACGCTTGAAGTAGTTGTACGGATCCATAAAGGAAACATCCAGGTACTCTAGCTGGCCGTCTTTGTTGCGACCCATAAACAGGAGGTTGGAGTTTTCCGCCCAGTACGGAGCCATCAGCCGGACAGCTTCTTCCTCATCATCAGATACATCGAACATCTCTTTAGTGAGCGACTGAACTGCATAAGCCGAAGCCGCAGCCATACTCATTCCGATCAACCGCTTCACACCTAGAGCCCTGCGGCCCGGTGTTTTCATATCCTCCGCAGCGATCTTAATCATGTTGTACTGAGTGCGGATAATCTCAGCCGGGAATGAGACAAACGTGCCGGCGAGTGGGAATCGCCGCATAGCGTTTACGAAATGACCGACCAGGGAGTATGTCGGGTAGGTATTCCGGATGCGGTTTGCGGCTTCGACTTCAGCCTCCGCCTCACTCATGCCCGTTCCGATTAAACTTGCCTTCTCGTTTTCGTAGCCGACGATCTTCCAGAAATCATCACCGAACTGGTACATCCTCTGCGCGGCAGTCGATACATCTTTCACCGTGCCCCAAAACATACCCAGCTCTGCACGGTCACCATCGACCAGCTTGGTTTCCTCGAGCAGACGCATCATCTCGCCGGCAAAAGGCGTGTCATAAACCACGCCTAGCTCTTTCAGCCTTCTCAGATAAGCGAGCTTTCCTTTGTCGCCATCGCGAGTGAAATATTCGCGCATGACCGAAACAGACTTCTCTATTTTTCTCGGATCCCAATGACCATTTGCCATCGCGAAGAAAGAAGCAGACATGAAGTTTCTGAACTGCGTGGTCGGTGCCAGGACGGTCTTGCCGAACTTGATGCCACCGTTCAGACGGATGATCCCCTCTGGCATCCCGATGAAGTCTCTCACCTTGCCGACATCCGAAAACGCCTGGGCAACATCTCGAGGGGCGTACAGCCCGTTCAGCGGCTCCAGGGACTTGTTGCCCTCCACGGCGATGAGCGTGGTATTTGGCGGGCGGTTATCTTCCGTAAATAGGAAGTTGCCCATGCCAATCTCTTTCACCTTGTCCAAGAACCGGGTGTTGTGAATTAACCGCGCCATCTTGGCTGTGGTCTTGGAGTAGTTGACCCGGGGATCCTCGTACTCACCTAGCAAAGCACGGATCTCAGGCGCTATATCTTTCCGCTTTTGCAGGATCGATAGGTCTTTAGCACCCAGCTTGGACTCCTTGATAAAGGACTCTATCGACCCATAAGCAGTGCCTTCTTTCAGAATGTCGTTAAGCACTACTTCAACGCGCTCAGTAATGCGATCGGGATCCATGCCGGACTCTTCCATCCGACTGCTCAGATATCTCCTGGCATCATTCAGCACGTTGTCCGGCACATTCTCGAACCACTTAGCATCATCAAATGCCCGGTACGATCGGTTCACATACGTGCCGGTGTTAGAGCGTATGACGTTCAGTAAGCTGAGCTGGGACATTGCTTTCTGAATATCGGTTATTGGCTGACGCAAATCAGTGCTCAACCCTTCCGCTTCAGCCGACTCCCGGAACTGCGCTTTAGCCTGGTCGAGAATCGCATTGGCTTCGCGCTTATTGTCTGCCTCAGACGCTCTCATATAGGCGTCCAGAAGCTCTCTCTGGGGCCCTGAGAACTTAGACAGAAGCTCCCCTGTCTGCCGGTCAAGGATCTTGACGTACTCTCTGGAGAGCCCGTCAATGCTCTCTCGCATCCCTACAATGGCTTCCTTGACTGACTTCGGCAGTGAGTCATCTAGCTTGCCCGCTAGGGCTTCACTCAGCCTGGCTTGCTGATCCGCCGGCAGCGCCTCAATGGCTCCACCCATGGTGCTCTTGACCGCCTTCTCGAGCTGCTTGACGTAATAAACCGTATCGAACTCTACGGACGCCAGTTGGTTGTCGCGGGTGATCTTCTCGTCAAATACGGCTTTGGGCAGTAACCCGCCGGGAGCGAGCTCACGCCTGGCTTTTTTCTTCACCTTCTCTACCAGGGTGACATCCTGCTCGCGGATGCGCTCATTCTCTTTCTGGAACGGAGCAGGCTCATTCAAGAACAGGGAGATACCTTCAGATCGCTGCTTCTCGACTGCCTGCTCAGTGATCGGCACAGCCCATCCAGCAATGCCAAGCCCGTCATACATGGCATTTCGAAACTGGAATTCTGCTTTCTTTATGGCTTCTTTCTGATTCTTAGACCCGAAAACCCTAATGTCTGTTGACACGGGTTCGCCCCGCTTTGTCTCTCCAGCCGTCAAAGGAGCCGCGAATTCGAAAGTAACTTTGTGTTCAGTGCCATATCTGTCTTTATAGTTCCCGCCTGTGCTTTCGTTGTAGCTTCTTTTCAGCTCAGCGGTGGCTTTCGCTTCGGCAAGTGTTTTCTCAGCCAGCGCCAGCTCTGCATTGGCGACTTTGCCATCTATTGTAATTGGCACAGGATCAGAGCCGCTGACCTTCTTGATCTCTTTCAGCCACTTCTGGTCATAGATAGGTGCATAGTCACGGCTCCATCTAATACCCGGACGACTAGAGTGCGTGAATGCCAGATAATCCTTTCCTTCTTCAGCGGCAGTGGCAAATGCTCTCTGTGCTGCCAGTCGAATGTACTTGTCCCCGGGCAGAGGCATCATTGGCGTCATTGTGTTATCGCGAGCACTGCGGTAATCCGTCTCAGCATCCTCCATAACTAGGAGTAGTCGGCCCTCTTCTTGCTGTAACTTCTCTCGCTCGAAGAGCTCCGAAGATAAATCTTGCTGACGGAATGACAATGGCAGCCGATCCTTAACCTGGGCAGGGCTCATTCCCAATACGCGATGCTTGTAAATCGCGTAGCGCAAAATCGAAACATCGTCGTTTATTGGGCGGTCAAATTGCTCGAGCAAATTCATTCTTGCTTCTTCATTTGCATCGCCAACCAGACCTGGTGCGAAATGTTTTTCAGAACCCTCGCGGAACATTTGTTCGACTATGGTGCGCTGCGCGATGCGCCGCCCCTTGTTTGAGCCGATAGCATCCATTCTGACCAGCTCATCTACGTCCATCTCATACGGCAGAGACGATCCATCCTCTTCGATAAGATCAGTTGCGGGAGCGGTTAATTCAAATAGACGATACTCACCATCTTGAGTTAGGTTCGTATCGAGATCCGTCAAAAAGACACCCAGGAAGTTGGTGTCAGAGCTGACCATTAGCCTGTTGCCTTCGATCCCTGCCTTGCTTACTGATGTTTGAGGAGGTAGACCAGGTGAATTGTCTGCGTCACTAACCCGGCGGTCGTACTCTCTTATACGATCTGCGGATTCCTCAATCTTTTGCTCAACCTCCCGGTAAGCATCCTTTGCGTCCACAAACTCCCGCGTGAGCCTTTGGACTTGCTCATCATAGTCAGGGTCAAGACGGTTTACATTGACACGCTGACGTCTAAGGGCGGTACTCCAGTCACTCTGAGCTTCTTCAACGAATAACGCCTGGCCACCCAGGTATTCATTTTTTCGCGGGAAGTAAGCAGTGCCGCGCCTTGTTGCTGATTCGCTTGCAGCCGAAGGATCGAACGTCCTGTCGGTTGTTATGACGTCGTACAGGGTATTAACGTCGAAGTGGGATCCTTGATACTGACCCCAGACGTTGTTTTCTACTTCTAGGGTGAACTCCCTGTAGTTTTCCCAGTTGTCCTCGTTATCCAGGTTTTCATCGAAATACTGACGGAACTTGGCGCTAAGTTTCCCTTGCGGAGTCTCACTCTCCATATAGGCATAATTCTGAATATCATCCCGCACCTGTATGAAGGCTTCATCGAGGCTGTCAGACGTTTGATCTAACCCTCGCTCAACAACGGTGTCAGGCTCGCGCCGCCCTGTGTTCGGGTCTGGGAGTTCATTCGGATATGTTGTGTTTGTACCTCTGCCTTTGAAACGGAGGGACTTAATTGTCCAACCGCTGCCCTCTCTACCAGCTATGATGTAGGACGCTAAACTTTTCTGATCGTTGTCACTGAACCTGGCACTATCGGCCACAGCATCGAGCACCGGGATACTTACTTTGTAGACCATAAATGGGTCTTGCTCATTTTGCCGCCTGGCCTCTGCTTCAGCCTCTTGCCTAACTAATTCGTTAAGCTCTTGCGGGAGATCCAGCATCTGCTGCTCTACTAGATTGGCCTGATCCCCAAAGGAAAGATCAGGGTCAGATAGCTCGTCTGCGCTTTTAACCTCCAGC